ATATTAATATTTTTATTTTAAGTTTCATAATATAATATTAATATATTATTATATTATATATTAATATATTAAACAAATGGCGGAAATTACTGATTTATTTAATAATTTGCATTATTTTATAATAGATAAAAATATAAACTTAAAAGTTTATTATATTTTGAGTAATCAAATATATTGGAATAACCTGCAAACATTTTTTTACAATAATATTAATTCATTAAAAATAAGAAATTTAATTGGTAATTTTTATAATAGTAGGGATTTAAATAACTCTCTACATAATGATTATAAAAATATAATAAATGAAATAAAAACAGAAAAAAATATATTATTTATTTATAATGAAAATTTAAATCAATATAATGATTTTAATGATATTGAAAAAGGCGCTGGGAATGGTATTTTTAGAATTTATAGGTCAGATTTTGGATATATACCAAATAAAAATGAATTATATAAAAAACATAATTTTATAAGAAAAAAAACTAAAACAACAGGATTTCCTGAAACAGCAAATTGGTATGCTTTGGGAATTCCAACTGATTTAAGAGGAGGCGAATCAGTATTAACAGAAATAAATAAAAAGGATGAAAAAGATAAAAATGAATATTTAAAAGAACAAATTAATATAATAATTTTATCATTTATAAATATATTACAAATAATAAAAGATGAAAAAATTGATACAATATTTTTTTCTTGTAATAATGAGTTTAATATAGATTTTTCTATTTTTGATGGAAAGCCTTTTGTTCAACAATTTTCAAATAGATTTATACAAATATTTATTGAATATTTAATGGAAATTGCCGATAATGTGTATTATTCACATAAATCTAAGGAAGAATTTGAAAAAATCAAAAAATTCCCAACTAAATCTCCTTATAATAAAATTAAAAGCAAGACTATTGGAAATATGGAAGAATTGAAACAAATAATACTTGATGACGCAAGTGGCAGTGGCGCAAGTAGAAGTTCAGGCGCAAGTGGCAGTAGCGCAAGTGGAAGTAGCAGTGGCGCAAGTGGAAGTGGAAGTGGAAGTGGAAGTAGCGAAGAAGAGAGCAAGAGTGAAAGTAAAAGTGGCAAAGGCACAAGTGGAAGTCCAAGTGCAAGTGGAAGTGGAAGTCCAAGCGCAAGTGGAAGTCCAAGCGCAAGTGAAAGTCCAAGCGCAAGTGAAAGTGGAAGTAAAAAAGCAGAGAATAAAAGTGGAAGTGACGCAAGTGGAAGTGATGCAAAAGATAATTTAAAACATATAATTACAAATTTAGAAAATGAAAAAGCAAATTTAGAATCATTATTAGCCAAATTGCCGCCAGCAGCAGACAAAGCAGAAATACAAACACAGTTAGAAGATTTAGATACACAAATTGGAGAAACAAAGGCATTATTAGCAGAATTAGAATCAAAAAAAAAATCTTTGCCACCGGATACAGGATATAAATTTACATATAAAATTTATAAAAGCAAAATAGAAGAAATAAAAACAAAAAATAAAGCTTTTGAAATAATTCCAGGCCAAGATGAAACTATTGAAAAAGAACTTGAAATAAATGTATTAAATAGATTTGAAAGAAGTGACAAACCAGAAAATATTGATAGTAAAGGTCTTAATAATGGTAGTAGTATGTGTTATGTAAATTCTGTATTACAATTTTTATATAGGATTCATACATTTAGAAATTTTATATTAAAATTGGATTTTAATGATTTGATAAATGGGTTAAAAAATAAGGCTACAGAAAATAATGAAATTATAAATTCATTATATATTTTACATATAATAAAAGTAATATTTATTTATTTTAAAAATCCCGATTCAAGTGATACAATTTTATGGGGAAACTATATTTTATTTGATGATATAACATATAAAGATTTTTTTGAATCTATAATGATGAACAAATCAATGAATATAGAAATTACAAAACAATCTTTAATAAGTCACAGAGATGGTTCTGAATTATTAGGTTTTATAATTTATGCTTTACAAATTTTTATACATAATAGTGAAGTAAAAAAAGTATTATATTCGTTTGGTTTTAGTAGTAACATAATGAAATATGTTATAGATAAAAATGGAAATGAAACAACCTTTATAAAAAATAATCTTTTTAGAAAGAGTGAATATGATTTACTAACAAATTTAGCATATACATTAGACTTAGAAATTGAAAAAGATATAACAAATATACAGGAATTATTATTAAATAGACAAAAAAAAGAAATTAATTTGCAAAGTAAATCCACATTGGAAGAATATGATCATAGTACTAATTATGGGATCAAAGAGCATATATTAGATATTAATCGGATAACAGACTATATAATAATTAGTTTAAAAAGATTTACTCAAACCAAATTTGTTGAAACAGGAACTGTGCAAAGTGGCCCTATTGCTATAAAAAATGAAGATAAGATTAAACCAAATAAATTTATTTATATAAATAATAATAAATATATAATTTATGGTTGTATTATTCATTCAGGAGGAATACAGGCTGGTCATTATATATATATTGATTATAATAATGGGGAAACAGTAAAAAAATATGATGATTCTAATATAGAAGAATTTAAAGGTAAAAATAATGATGATGGTTATGTTTATTTATATAAATATAATGGCCCAATTGATGAAACTGGTACAAAATATCTTGCTGATTTAGGAGCAAAATATACAGATAAAGAAATAAGTGAAAAAGAAAAAGAAGATTTAGCTAAAATTTCTCAAAAAAAACACGATGAATTAATTAAAGAATTTATAGAAAATGTAAAAAAATTAAGAGAAGCACATAATGAATACTTAAAAGAAAATAGTAAATATAAAGAATTACAAAAAAAATATAATGAATCCTTACAAATAAAAAAGAAAATTAATTTTATAAAAAGTGAGGATAGTAAACAGAGATTAGTTGCTATTATAAAAGAATATGATACATTAATATCAAGAATAAGTGTAATTAAATCCCCAGCAGCAGGCTCAGGAATGCCAGATGCAGGCTCAGGAACGCCAGCAGTCACCTCAGGAACGCCAGTAGGCTCAGGAATGCCACCAGCCGCCTCAAAAATACCAACAGCAGCAGCCGCAAAAACCCCACCAGTAGCCGCAAAAACGCCAGCCTCACCACAAAAACCCCAAATAGAACCCCCAATTAATTTTACCGAAATTCAAAAAACAAATGATAATAATATAGTAAAAATACTTTGGTCATTATTGGGGGCCACGGTTTTATTTTTAATATCGGTATTCAATAAAAAATATTCAACATTATTTAGAAAATCAACAGGAATAACATTTTTAATATCATTATTAATTGTGGGAAGCATAGCAGTATTATTTTATTTTACAAAGATATTAAAAATAACATATAAGAAATTAATAGTATTGTTTATAATATTATGGTTTTATTTAATGGCAATGGAGATTAGTGGTTTAAATTTATATTTAAGTGAATCCGATTTAAATAAGAAATCAAAATATTCAGAATTTGTAAATAGATTAAATGAAAATAGAAAACACGATGGATTATTTAGAAATATGTGTTGGATGGTTGGCGCATTATTATCAGTTTTAATATTCTTTAATTTCGGCCGTATATCAAAGAGTTTATTTAAACAATTAAAACAAACAGATATAAATTTAAAACAAAAATTATATATTGCTTTATTATCATTTTGTTGTTTTATTGTTATATATCTTACATTATTAGGAAATACAATATGGGAAGATGGCAAATTTAATTTTAATTTTTCAACTAATAACTTCTTTGTTGCTCTTGTATTAACCTTTATTACTATTTTTATTTATTTAAAAGAAACACAAACTACAGAAAAACCAAATGCGCCAGTGCCTCAACAACAAAAACCTTTAATTCCAGTGCCAGCTCCTATACCAGCGCCTGTGCCAGTGCCTCAACCACAACCAAAAACCCAAGAAATGGAATTAATATTACCAAAGATTGAAAAACCGGAAGAAACATTATATTTATTTAAATTATCACAAAAACCGGAAGAAACATTATATTTATATAAATTAAAACCGGAAGAAACATTATATTTATATAGTTTATCACCTAAAATAAGTGAACAACAACAAGAAATTATAGGTTCTGGTGATTTATTTGGCGACCCAAACATACAACCTCAATGGCAATAACGGAAAAGCAACAACAAGATATAGATATTGATTTTTAATAATTTGGCCAACATAAAACCCGCTTTTAATTTAAGAACGAATTATATATTATATAATATATAATATATAATATAATGATAAATGGTTTGCCAAATTTGGGCAATACTTGTTTTATAAATTCAATAATACAAGTATTAAAAAATTTAAAAATTAATCACAATTATGTGTATAAGCCAACAAATCATTTTAGACAAAATGAACAGAATGATCAACACGATTTTTTATTATATATATTGGATTATATAAATGACCAAACGGCAATAAAGAAAACAGTATCACTTCAACAATTAACAAATTTGAGTAAATTACAAATGAAGGCATATAAAAATTTAAATCAATATGGTTTTACGATTAATAATAAAAAGAATGAATCAAATGAGATATATATATCAAATATATATAATTTCATTGGACAAAGGTTAATAAGAATTAAATGTTGTAAATGTAATAATATTAAGATAAAATTTGATATATTTAAATCTTTGGAGTTAAATATTATGGAAAAAGCGAATTTGAATATTTATGAATGTTTAGATTATAATTATTATAATACAACGCAAATTGACGATTACTTTTGTAAAAAATGTAATATTAAAAACAAGGCATTACAATCAACAATGATTTGGCGCTTGCCAAATATATTATCAATATTATTTATTAGAAATATATGTAGAAATAATAAAATGTATAAGAATAATAGTAATATTGATTTTCCCGATTTATTAAATATGGATAAATATTATGCGATTAATAGCAAAGAAAAACAAACATATATATTAAATTCAATAGCTTATCATTATGGTAATTATAATTCAGGGCATTGTGTTGCCGCGTGCCGTGTTCAAAATAATTGGTTTTTATGTGATGATTTAACAATAACAAAGATGGAAAATTATAAAACTGAAGGCGCTTATATTCTATTTTATAATAAAATAAAATCAGAATAAAACATACAACATTAAAAATATCGCTGTTATAAATTCAAATATCATATTTATTAAATGTAATATAAACATTAGTATATATATAATATATAATTATATTTAATTAAAATGTGGCAAATATATTTTAAATGTGGCAAATATATTTTTAAATGTGGCAAATATATTTTTAAATGTGGCAAATATATTTTAAATGTGGCAAATATATTTTAAAATGTGGCAAATATATTTTAAAATGTGGCAAATATATTTTAAAATGGCAAAATGCGTTTTGAGGCATAATTATATCTTAACTTTTTTAATCTTTGTTCGTCTGATTTTATAATTAATAATGATTTATATTTATTT